ACCACTGATAGAATATGATGCTCCAACCCTAGTTGATTGAATAGCAGCACCCTGGACTGTCAGTTGTACAGAGTCGGTAATTTTAGATGTGATTTCAGCGGCACTAACAGGAATAGCAAAGAATAACGAAAGGACAAACAGTAGTCTTTTCATCGTTCTATTTTATGAGACTACATGTATTTATTACATGTAATTTTTTCGAGAAATCCGAATAATGAATACGGTTTAACAGACCTAACAATCTTCATATTTACTGTTAAATAGTAACGTCAGATGCTTCGGGTCTGATTGTATTACTCGCTTATTGAGGAGATCGAAAATGTATACTACTAAGTTTACGTATAACACAACAAACATTGATAAATTCCTTTCTGATATTGACAAGTATTCAATCGGTATGGATGAATGGCTTCATAGGTTTTCTACTCTACATGAAACCAGTGGAAATTATCCACCATACAACGTAGTCAAAGAATCTAGTGTCGAATTTAGATTGGAAATTGCACTTGCTGGTATTGCTAAAGAAGATATTGAAGTAAGTACTGAATGGAATAAACTTCATGTTGAATCTAAGAGTCAAGAATCTACAGATGTTGAATACATGCATCGTGGACTTGCTAAACGTGGATTCAAGAGATCATGGACACTATCAGATGATATTGAAGTTTATGAAACAAAATTAGAAGATGGTCTTCTTACCGTAAGACTTCGTAGAGTCATTCCCGATCATCAGAAAAAAAAAGTATATGAATTGTGATATATAATATACAACTAAAGAGACTCCCAGTGGGGGTCTCTTTTTATTTGGAGGACAAAATGAATGTTTATGTAAATGTTACTAAATCTGGTTATGATGGAGAAAGTGATCTATTGACATTAGAGATACCTGCATCTTATACTGATGAGATTCTGAGATACGTACGCCCTATCGCAGAGCAAAAAGAAGTTGCAGAAATAAAAATCTTACAAGACATTATTAAAGAAGCAGTATTTGAAATTTCAAGGAGAAGTTATGAGCGTAAAGGTCGTAAGAACAAGAAGCGGTGAAGATGTCATTACAGACATCCGAGAAGTTGCTTTAACTGAAGATGAGCAGCAAAAAGTAATTGGATTTCAATTACTCCATCCTTATGTCGTCTGGGTTTCCGATGGAATGGAAGCTGAGGATGATCAAGGAAATATTCATAAAATTTCTAGTCCAGAAATCACTATGACTCCATGGATGCCATTATCTAAGGAGAAAAAAATTTTTGTGAGACCAGATGAAATCGTTAGTGCATACGAAACTTATCCAAATGTACTAGAAAAATATCAATCATTAGTGGAGGCAATTAATGGAATCGACAGTGAAGATTCTTCTTCTGAAGAACGGTGATCTAAATGATTATCTAATTGGAAATGTTACAGAATTAGATGAAGAGCCATCTATTTTAATTGAAAATTGTTATCGAATTGTTGAGTGTGCTGAATATGGAGATGATCAAGAAAAGATAGAAAAACGAGCATATGCTTTAGAAGCGAATCATATTAAAATTTCTGCTAGAAAAATTGATGAGGGTGCCGTAGATAAAGATTGGTATGTTTACGAGTATGCGATATTACAAAAATATCCAAAATTCTCGTTGCAGAGGGATCTGTTCTTGACAGGAGAGGCGATCTTTACTATAGTGGATCCATCCAAAGAAATCCTCTCAGCGTATCAGTCTATTAATGAGTAGTTTTTACACCAACGTACAACTTGCAGGAAATACCCTCCTTTATCGTGGGTATGAGAATGGAAAACCAGTCCAGTCTCGTACTCATTTTTCGCCTACGTTGTTTGTCCCTTCAAACAAAAAGGAGAAATTTAAAACACTTACTGGAGAGTATGTGAAACCTATTCAGTTTGAATCCCCCAAAGATGCTAGGGAATTTATTGCCAAGTATGAAAATGTTGAGGGATTTACTGTATATGGATATGAAAGATTCGTTTATCAATTTATCGCTAAGGAGTTTCCTGGTGAGGTTGATTACGATATCAAAAAAATGAAGATTTTCACAATGGACATTGAGGTTGCTTGTGAGAATGGATTTCCAAATGTAGAAGAAGCAGCAGAAGAAATGTTGTGTATTACGATCAAGGATCTTAATACAAAAAAGTTTTATGTTTGGGGTACTCGTGAATTTACTCCACCTGAAGGGGTAGAATTTTTTGTCTTCTGGACAGAGAGTGAAATGCTCAATCACTTTATTGGGTGGTGGACTGAAAACACTCCAGATATTCTTACTGGATGGAATGTCAATTTGTATGATGTTCCTTACATTTGTCGTAGGATTAATAGGGTGTTGGGAGAAAAATGGATGAATTCCATGTCACCGTGGAATCGTGCTAATGAAAGAGAAATCATTGTCCAAGGTCGTAAGAATTATGCATATGATTTGTCTGGGATTAATATCTTAGATTACCTTGATCTCTATAAAAAGTTTACTTACTCTGCTCAGGAATCGTATCGTCTTGATCACATTGCAAATGTCGAGTTGGGTCAGAAAAAGATTGACCACAGTGAATATGAAAACTTCAAAGAATTCTACACTAAAGACTGGCAAAAGTTTGTTGAGTATAACATCCAAGACGTAGAGCTTGTTGACCGTTTGGAAGACAAGATGAAACTAATCGAATTAGCAGTTACTATGGCATATGATGCCAAAGTAAACATGGAAGATGTTTACAGTCAGGTGAGAATGTGGGACACTATGATTTATAACTATCTTAAAGATCGTGATTTAGTTGTCCCCCCTCGCAAAGGATCTAAAAAAGATGAGAAGTATGCAGGTGCATATGTCAAAGAACCTGTACCTGGAATGTATGATTGGGTTGTGAGTTTTGACCTTAACTCTCTATACCCTCATCTTATTATGCAATACAACATTTCACCAGAGACTTTGGTTGAGCAGAGGCATCCTAGTGCTACTGTGGATAAAATCCTCAATCAAGAGATAGATATAACTGGTGAATACTGTGTATGTGCCAATGGTGCTCAGTACAGAAAGGACATACACGGATTTCTTCCCGAAATAATGCAAAGGATTTACGATGAAAGGACCATTTACAAAAAGAGAATGCTACACGCTAAGCAAAATCTTGAGCTTGCCACCACACCATCAGAAGCTATGGCACTTCAAAGAGATATCTCAAGATGCAACAACATCCAAATGGCACGAAAGATACAACTCAACTCAGCATACGGTGCCATCGGAAACCAATACTTTAGGTACTATAACCTGGCAAACGCAGAGGCGATTACACTCAGCGGTCAGGTCTCTATTCGGTGGATTGAGGATAAGATGAATGCTTATCTCAATAAAATTCTAAAAACCGATAGAGAAGATTATGTTATTGCTGCTGATACTGATTCTATCTATCTCAATCTGGGTCCTCTGGTTAAAAGTGTATACAAAGGAAGAGAGAAAACTCCTGAGAAAATTGTGCGGTTCCTTGACAAGATCTGTCACATGGAATTTGAAAAGTATATTGAAAGTTCTTACCAAAAATTGGCTGGGTATGTGAATGCATATGACCAGAAGATGCAGATGAAGCGAGAGAATATTGCAGAAAAGGGCATCTGGACTGCCAAGAAACGATATATCCTCAATGTGTGGGATAGTGAAGGAGTTAGGTATGAAAAACCAAAACTAAAAATGATGGGCATTGAGGCAGTAAAATCTTCTACTCCTATGCCATGCCGTCAAAAACTAAGAGATGTGCTGGTCATTATTATGAATGAAACTGAAGAGGCAACACAAAACTTTATTGCAAAATTCAAGAAAGAATTTACTGAGTTGCCAATCGAAGATATTTCATTCCCAAGATCTGTTAACAATCTAAATAAGTATTCCACACCATCTTCGATTTATTCTGATAAGTGCCCTATTCACGTACGTGGTGCATTGCTGTATAATCATCATGTAAAGAGACTAAAACTGACGCATAAGTATCCTCTAATTCAAGATGGTGAAAAGATCAAATTTATTTACCTAACAAAACCAAATAAGATTGGTGAGAATGTTATGTCATTTTTTCAAACATTTCCAAAAGAGTTTAGTCTTGATAGTAACGTAGATTATGATTTACAATTTAGTAAAAGTTTCTTGAATCCAATTCAGGGTATTTTGGATACAATTGGATGGAAAGCGGAGAAGAAGGGAAGTTTGGAGTTTTTGTTTGCATGAAAACTACGTTTATTGTTTCGTATCAGAAAGCATTTGGGTTTTCTTTACGGGAAGAAAAAGAGTTCGATACTTTATCAGATGCTCAATGGTTTCAACGTGCCATGAAACGTTCTAATTACATCACAACTATTCTGGAGGTGAAGAGGTGAATTTTTTACAAGATGTCGTAAAGGAGATTGGTAATGAATATGCTGCACTCGTTGCTGATGGTGTTGCTGCTGGTGACTGCGATTCTTTCGTTGATACAGGTAGTTACACTTTCAACGCTTTGGTATCAGGGTCGATTTTCGGTGGCATCCCGTCAAACAAAATTACGGCTATTGCAGGAGAATCGTCTACAGGTAAGACTTTCTTTTGCCTCTCTATTGTCAAACATTTTCTCGATAGCAATCCTAATGCAGGTGTTATCTATTTTGAATCAGAATCTGCTATTACTAGAGAAATGATCACCTCTCGTGGGATTGATGCAAAACGAATGATGATTGTGCCAGTCACTACTGTGCAAGAATTTCGTACTCAATCTCTACGAATCCTTGACAAGTATCTAGCACAAAAAGAAGGAGATCGGCAACCAATGATGTTTGTGCTTGATTCACTAGGAATGCTTTCGACTACAAAAGAAATTGAAGATTCTGAAGCAGGTAAAGAAACCCGAGATATGACCCGTGCTCAAGTTGTAAAGGCAATCTTTAGAGTGCTGACACTCAAGTTGGGTAAGGCAAATGTGCCTCTTCTAGTCACAAATCATACCTACGATGTTGTTGGTGCTTATGTGCCCACAAAAGAAATGGGTGGAGGTAGTGGTCTTAAGTATGCTGCAAGTACAATCATCTATCTTTCTAAAAAGAAAGAAAAGGACGGCAAAGAAGTGATTGGTAATATCATTACCTGTAAGTCTGCAAAATCTCGTATGACAAAGGAGAATAGTCAAATTGAAACACGTCTTTATTATGACCGTGGATTGGACAAATATTATGGATTATTGGAGTTGGGTGAGAAGTACGGAGTATTCGAACGTAAGGGGAATCGCGTGGTTGTTGGGGAATCTTCCGTTTATCCTTCTGTTATTCTTTCCGATCCTGAGAAGTATTTCACGCCCGAAATAATGCAAGCATTAGATGAAGCTGCACAGAAGGAGTTTATGTATGGCAACTGAGCTAAAGGATTATATTCGGTGTTATGACGAGGTATTATCGCAAGAGTTTTGCTCAAAAGTCATAAAAACTTTTGAGCATGATACTGAGCACCATACTAGAATTGATAGAGAACAACGACCAACTTTTACTGAGTTTAATCTATCAAAGAGATACCTTGATGCAGATCCAAAATGGATGGATATTCAAATTAATATTCAACAAGTATTTGTTGATTATGTCTCTCTGTATATGAAAGAGTTAGATCTTGGACCAGATTTTCCTCCAACATATTCTTTTGAAGAATATCGAATTAAAAGGTATGCTCCAAAGACAGATGAATTTAAAGATCATGTTGATGTTGGAGACTATGCTTCTGCTAGAAGATTTTTAGTATGTTTTTTATATCTTAATAATACTTTAGAGGGTCAGGGAAATACTGTATTTCCGAAACTGGACTACTCAATTCAACCGAAGTGTGGTAGACTATTGATATTCCCATCCCTCTGGTTGTATCGTCATTCTGGTCAACCACTAAAACAAGGATACAAATATATCGTTGGAAGTTACTTACATTATCTATGAATATTGAGCATACCATCCTGAATAACTTGGTATACAATGAGAAGTATTGCCGCAAAGTAATTCCATACATTAAGGAAAGTTATTTCACGAGTCGTGCTTGCCAGATTCTTTTTTCTGAGATCTCTTCGTATGTCTCTAATTATGATGCTTTACCGACTCCAAATGTGTTGGGTATTGAATGTGATAAGCGCGAAGATCTTACAGAAGATCTATATAAAGAGACTAATACTCTCATTGAAAACCTAATTAATGAGGACAATGATTATAAGTGGATCCTTGAAACATCTGAGAGGTGGGCCCAGGAGAGAGCGATTTACTTATCGCTTATGGAGTCTATTAAGATTGCAGATGGAAAGGACAGTGATAAAGACAAAGGTGCAATCCCGTCTATTCTTTCTGAAGCACTATCGGTATGTTTTGATAGTCATATTGGTCACGATTATATCGATGATGCTAGTTTGAGATATGATTACTATCATAAACAAGAAGATAAAATCCCATTTGATTTGGACTTCTTTAATAAAATTACAAAAGGTGGTCTCCCAAGTAAAACGCTCAACATTGCTCTCGCTGGCACTGGTGTTGGTAAATCTTTGTTTATGTGTCATGTCGCAAGTTCAGTGCTATTACAGGGCAAGAACGTACTATACATCACGCTTGAGATGGCTGAAGAAAAAATTGCAGAAAGAATTGATGCTAATCTATTGAATATTAACATCAAAGATCTTACTACTCTTCCTAAAGTGATGTTTGATAATAAGATCAATAACTTAAGTAAGAAGACCCAGGGTAAACTTATAATTAAAGAGTATCCTACAGCAGCTGCACATGTGGGTCATTTTAAGTCTCTTCTTAATGATCTTTCTCTTAAGCGAAGTATTAAACCCGATATTATTTTTGTGGATTACCTTAATATTTGTGCTTCCCAGAGATATAAAGGATCCGTTGTTAACTCATACACATATGTTAAAGCAATTGCCGAAGAATTACGCGGTCTTGCTGTTGAGTTTAATGTACCTATTGTCTCTGCTACGCAAACCACTCGTTCAGGTTTTGGCAGCACTGATGTTGATCTTACTGATACTAGTGAATCATTTGGTCTTCCTGCTACTGCCGATCTTATGTTTGCCCTTATTAGTACCGAAGAGTTGGAGGGTATGAATCAAATCATGGTCAAACAACTCAAGAATCGCTATAATGATCCCACAATGAATAAAAGATTCTGTGTCGGGATTGATCGAGCAAAGATGAAACTCTATGATGTCGAGCAATCTGCACAAGAAGATCTAGTAGACTCTGGACAAGACTATGATGAAGATGATAAAATGGATCTGGTAAAACGCTTTAATAACAAAAAAACCTTCGCAACCCTTAAGTATGATTGACACTAAAAAGTATGTTGAGTTTGTAGACACCACTACTTCTCTACCCAGTAAAAATTTTCCTGACTTTTCTTCTCGTCTTGCAGAACTTCAGAGAGAAAATTTTCCTACCGAGAGATTGCTTACTGCTGCTGTAGGAATGTCTGCTGAAGCTGGAGAGTTTACTGAGATTGTGAAGAAGATTGTCTTCCAAGGTAAACCAGTGAACCAAGAAAACTTGTTTCATTTGAAGCGTGAACTTGGTGACATTATGTGGTATGTTGCTCAAGCTTGTCTGGCACTTAATGTTTCCTTGGAAGAGATTATCCAGATGAACTTTGAGAAATTAAGTGCTCGTTACCCTGAAGGTGCATTTAGTATTGAGCGTAGCGAGAACCGAGTAGCAAACGATATCTAATAAATACCCCCTATAAGGGGGATTTTTTATGTCCAAGCAAACTGATAAGAAATGGGAAAAGTATTTTAAGGACAGAGAAGTAGAAACTTTTGTAAAAGCAAATAGTTCAAATACTAGAGGTAAAAGTTATTTACAAGTTCAAAATAATTCAGGAAATCTTTTCAATAAAGTTTTATTGGAACACGGTCATCCCATTACAGTTTTTGAAAGTGATACCTATCATTATACTGGAACTTTCAAAAATCTTATATCTGTAGATGCTGGTAATGAAGGAACAGGGTGGATTCATATTAATTGTATTGATAAAGTAAAAGATGGAAAAGCAACTTTTCAAATTGAATCTACTAAATTAATTCATAGAGGAGAAAGTATAGTAGTTCCTACATTAAATGAACAGGAAAATGTTCCATGTAAAAAATTTACTTCAGCAAGACAATTAGCTGTGTCAATAATTGATGGTTTGACAAATGAACCATCGGTTCCAGATTATATTCTAGAGCAAGTAGTTCAATTTTTTTATGATGATGTAGATGAAGATGCTGGAAGTATAACAGGAAATTCTAAATTTATATGGAATGCTGGTGTATCAGATAAAGAAAAAAATCAGTTGGCAATTTATCTTGGCGAACTTCTCATAGGATATGAAGCTTTATTAGGAAATAATACAACTATTTCTTCACCACAATTATTAAAAACACCAAGCACTGGAAAGTTAGAATATTTTGCTGTCCCTACAGATCCATCATTTGCTGGTGTAGATTCTTATTTGCAATTTATTTACTCTGATGGTGGTAGAGAAAGAAGATTAATATCATCTAAAGCAGGTAAAAAAGGTGCAGACCCTTCTTTGTGGTCTAATGTAATGCCACATGTAACTCCAGATCCTAATAGATTAAATAATGCACCAACATTAAAAGATCTTATGCAAATATGCAAATCAATTGATGGTGGTAAAATTACTGGTGGAAAAGCTATGAGATATGTTTATAGATATGGTGTGGAAAAAATTCTAGGATTTTCGGTTGGACCATCTACATCAACAGAAAGAAATAAAAATCCAACCATAAATCCAGATGATTTATATAAACAATTAAAGGCGGGGTGTTTAGATAATCCAGTTTATGGACAAGTAATTAGAAAAGCAATTCAAGTTCAGTCATCTTTAAACTCTTCCGAATTTCCAACAGCAAGTTCCCGATCTGTTCTGGCATCACTTAAGAAGTGTGGATCTGGAATGACATCACTATTTTCCAGATATATTGCGGATAAATTAAATAGCGAAGAAAAATCAAAAGAAATAATGAGAAACACTTTGATCGGCAGAACAATATTTCAAGCTTATATAGACCTTGCTAAATTTAGAAGAGGTGAAATATTTTTTACAGTTAAAAAAATAACAAACGCAGACATACATATTATTGGCAGTAAATCTGCTACTGATCTTATATCTGCAACACAAGGAACTGTTAATTATACTTTAATTTTTTCAAATTAATGGCAAACATAGTTAAACTAAAACATCTTGAACACCTTGAAGACGAAGTATTGAACTATGGTTCTGAAGGATGTTTTGCTATTGTTAGTTTTCTTACTGAGTTGAAAAATATGATTGGTAAGAAATCTACAGGAGGATTTCTTCAAACAAAATGGGACGGCGCTCCTTCTGTCGTATGTGGTGTAGACCCTATAACAAGTTTATTTTTTGTTGGAACTAAATCAGTTTTCAACAAAAAAGAACCAAAGATATGTTATACAGACGGTGATATTGATAATATGTACGAGGGTGAGTTAAATAAAAAACTCAAAGATTGTTTAAATTATTTTTCTAAACTTGGTATTACTGGTGTGATACAGGGAGACCTTTTGTTTACCGACGATAAGAAAACGCAGAGAGTAGATGGCGAAGAGATAATAGTATTCAGACCTAACACGATTACATATGGTATCCCAACTGATCATCCTATTGGTAAAAAAGTCAATAGAGCTAAAATTGGAGTGGTGTTTCATACTCATTATACTGGTGGTCCTGATCTTGCAGATATGTCTGCACGACCTCGTGTTGATATTACGAGATTTAATTCTGTTGATGATGTTGCCGTTATCTCTAATGATACGGAAGTTCAGCAAGTATCTTTCTCGCAAACGGAAGAACAAAGATTCAACAGATACATCCAGCAAATAAACAGAATGTGTGAAATTTCTGCAGAGTTTCACGATTACCTTGTGGAAAACTCTGGCACCACTGGTGATGCGAAGTTTTTTGTGGGGTCTTATTTAAAACCATTCTTTAATGCAGAGATTAAAGCAGCGAGAACAATTACTAATGTTGATGCTACTTTAAAATCTTTTGCTATGTTCTATAAAGAAAAGATGGATAAGGAAATTAACTCTGTTAAAACTGCCGCCGCCCAAACAAAGAAAAGAGATTTGTTTTATAGCGGTATTAAATACTTAGAAGATCATGAACGACAATTTAAAGCATTTGTTGCTTTGTACAAAACTATTCAGGAAGCAAAACTATTCATTATTCAAAAGTTAGATAGTTTAGAACAGTTTAGAACTTTCGTTGAGATTGATGGTGGTTATAAAGTTACTACTCCTGAAGGTTATGTTCTTCATCAAGATGGAGATATGGTGAAATTAGTTAATCGTATTGAGTTTAGCAAAAATAATTTCACAATAGAAAAGAACTGGAAGAAATGAGTCTCATAGAATACAAAAGTTGTTACTTTACATTTGGCAGATTCCAACCCTGCACTACAGGTCACGCTGAAAATTTCTCAAATCTGAAGAGAATTGCTGGCAGTAATGATTATCGTATTTACATCAGTCAGTCTGTAGATTCTAAAGGTAATAATCCTTTACCTCCTGATGTGAAGTTGACCTATATGACTAAATCACTTCCAGACCATCGTGGTAAAATATTCAGTAGTGCTACTGCTAAAGACCCTGTGACCATCCTTCAGGAATTGCAGTCACTGGGATATGATAATGCATACTTTGTAGTAGGTTCTGATAGAGTTCAGGCGATGCAGTGGATTAAAAAGTATAATGGTAAAGACTTTGTGTTTAATGAACTTGATGTAATCTCATCTGGTGACCGTGATGCTGATGGAGATACATTTGCAATCTCTGGAACTAAAATGAGAAGAGCAGCATTTGCTGGTGACTTTACAACATTTCGTCCAGGCATTCCCACAGCGTTAAATGATAGTGATTGTAAAAAACTTATGAAAGAGATCGCTAACAGATTACCCACAAACTTTAAATAAATATAATATACTCTTAACAATCGTATTAATGTATAAATTTTCAGAGTACACCACGAAGGTTTATATTCGTGAGAAGTATTATAACGGTGAAGTGTTTCCAGAAGGAATGAAAGTAAGAGACAATAATGATAGAATAGGAGTCATTATTCGTCGTGGTCCAAACTATGTTATCTGTTTAGATGAAAACAAAAAAACATTTAGGAGTTGGATTTCAGACCTCCATGAAGTTCATGAATTAGGGACCGACGAAACTCGTGAGTATCTTCAGTGCTTAACTCCTGGCCAAAAGATTGAAAAGTATAGTAAATTAAACACTCCTAAACATACTACTATGATAAATAAAAAGAAAAGTACCTGTAAGGAAATGTTTAACGATAGTTTTTCTAAATTTTTAATTGAACGTTCTGCTGCTGGAATGGGCGGCAAAGAGTGTTTTGGTGAAGTTGATAACAAACAAGAAATCGCTGAAAATTATAATAGTTCATTAATGAATACTGTCGTTGATAATTTATCTTCAGATGATATATTTGAAGGTCTTGCACAAGCACGTAAAAATGTTGGTGCTTCTACTTGCTGGGATGGTTATAAGGCAAAGGGAACTAAAACGAAGAATGGTCGTGAAGTTCCTAACTGTGTAAAAGAAGAAGAAGATTTAGATGAAGCAAAGAAAGGTCTTTATGCAAACATTCATGCAAAGAGAGCTCGTGGTGAAGCACCTGCCAAACCAGGACACGAAGATTATCCAGCAAAAGATGCTTTTAAAA